TTCAAATCATTATACTGTTTTCTTCTGTCTCTCAATTGAGTCGGCTAATAGTTGTCGCAACCATTTAGTTCCTCCCAGTCGTTTGAACTCATTCCACTCACTTAAGGTGGCTCGTACAGCAATGGTCTTGCCGCTTTTGGTCATTTCAGATTTAGGTCTTGGCATAGAGGCGTGATTGTGTAGTGTTAAACAAATACCACAATTAGGGTTTATCCTAGTGTTAAACATTATATTCTGTGTAACACTACGAACTCTCTACCAACACATTGAAAGGCGTGAATATGGAACTGGATATAGATTTTTGTGACCTTGAAATAGATATCAAGGCTTGGGTCGAATGGGAATATGACCCCAACTACTCTCCCAACGAGGGAGTCTACGATAAATTCATTTGGTCAGCCTACTTAATGGTTGGCAACAACCGCATTGACATTACAGATGAACTCTCTGCCAAGGAGTGCAAACAAATTGAAAAACAGATTGAGGAGTCTATCGATGACAGCATTTAACAAAGCCGTTTGGGAATCCTACCAACAACTCAATGATGATGACATCATGGAAGCTATCTCTGGCTCTGTAGCCATCCCTCTTGCCATCAAATCAGGCGACTGGGAGTATGCCTTTCAGTTCATTAGAGATCGAATTGAGAACAAGATGACTCGCAGGGCTGAGTTTTACTTGTACAGCAAGACAAAGACACCATCAATTGATGATGAAGATGAACTGCGTACCTTGCGAATTTTGTGGTTGAAAGAAGAATACAAGGGAGATAAAGATGAAACTTAAAAACACTATTGCAACGATCTTAGAGGAAAGCCAAGATGAATATTTTTGCCAGTTTTGCACAAAGCCTAAAGTTGGCTCTCTCCCGATCTGCTCATGCTCAGGGAATTGGTTCAAACTTGCCGACTTTGACTTTGATACCCAATTCTCAATTGCCCAACAAATCTTCAACTCACAGAAAGGTGTACCCAACAAAAAAACTGACTGACCCTGAGTTTGTATATACAGACTCAACCAAAACAAACATTTCAAAAACTTTTCAAGAATTTAAACAGGAGTGAATATGAATCAGGAACAGGTGTTGATGTTGCTCAACAAGAACGTCAATGAGCATACCGAGAAGAAAGCCAACCTAACCTATCTCTCATGGGCTTGGGCATGGGCTGAAGCACTAAAGGCAGACCCAACAGCCATCTACAAGGTGGATATGTTTGGCGACAAGTGCTACATGGACATAAACGGCACAGCAATGGTGTTCGTCACAGTCACCATGTTTGGCAAACCAATGACTTGCCAACTTCCAGTAATGGACTATCGCAATAAAGCTATCCCTAACCCTGACGCATTTGCAGTCAATACCGCCATCATGCGGTGCATGACTAAGGCTTTGTCTCTGCATGGCTTGGGTCTTTACATCTATGCTGGAGAAGACTTGCCCGAGGGTGACTCAGGTTCAGATATAGATGTAGGCATGATGATTGACCACTTGGCGGCTATTGATGCGGCTTCAACTTTAGAGGAGCTCAAAAATGTATACAGCACTGCTTACGCTCATTGCGGTGGTGATAAGGGCTGGCAAAAGAAAGTGATCGATGCCAAAGAAAAGCGTAAAGGAGCATTGAAATGAAAAATCCACCAGCATTTCCAACAAACCAATACGCCAATGGAATAAGCCCATCAGGGTTTGATACAGGCATGACCTTGCGGGACTACTTTGCGGCAAAGGCTATGCAAGGCTTGTACTCTGACCCTGAATGGCGAATAGACATGGACTTTTCTGATACTGCTTATGCCGCATACAACCAAGCAGACGCAATGTTGAAAGCGAGGGAAGTATGAGCGATATTGAACAAGGCACACCCGAATGGTTTGCACAGCGTTGTGGCAAAGCTACTGCATCACGCATCTCTGACATTGTTGCCAAAACTAAGTCAGGCTACAGCACCAGCAGGGCTAACTACATGGCTCAACTGGTAGTCGAGCGTATGACAAACCAAGTAGCAGAGTCGTACACCAATGCGGCTATGGAGTGGGGAATCGAGCAGGAAGTTTATGCTCGTGCGGCGTATGAGTCTAAAACAGGCAATATGGTCGATCAGGTAGGTGCTATTGACCATCCAACTGTTCCTATGTCTGCCGCCTCTCCTGATGGCTTGGTGGGCGATGATGGATGCCTAGAGATCAAGTGTCCCAATACGGCAACCCATATTGATACCATTTTGGGAGATGAACCAGCAAAGAAATACTATGACCAAATGCAATGGCAGATGCGATGTGCAGATAGAAGTTGGTGCGACTTTGTGAGTTTCGACCCACGAATGCCTGAACACCTACAACTGTTCATCAAAAGAATCGAGCGCAATGATATGTATATTGCAGAACTCGAAAAAGAGGTTATCCAGTTTCTTGCGGAAGTGGATGACAAAGTTAAAAAACTCAATGAAATTAAGGTGTAAATATGGATGAAAACCAAAGAGATAACAGTGGCGTGATGTTCAAAAACGATAGGCGTGAAAAAGAATCACAGCCTCACTATAAGGGAAACATCACAGTTGATGGTCAGTCCTACTGGCTCTCAGCTTGGATTAAAGAGGGTAAATCAGGCAAATTCATGGGTCTTGCAGTAAGCCCTAAAGAAGAAGCCAATACTTCCTCGCCAAAGAAGAAGCCTTCAAGTGGCTTTGATGATATGGATGATTCAATCCCATTCTGATGTAAACCAACGGGGAAAGCGTAAGTGAGTACCCACTAACTTTTTAATTGATAGGAGTGAATGATGACAAAACTAGACGATATTCATTTTGGCGGCAGTGTAAAGAAGTTCTTTGACTTGCCAATCTTCAATCGGGTTAGATGTTCCGACCCAGTAACCAGCTATGAAGCCGCAGATGCCGCTAAAGACTTGGCATCCAAGCATTTCAGCATCATTGTGGACTGTTTAAAGGCTCATGGTGCGCTTGGTAAGGATGGCATAGCCACACATAGCGGGTTAGACAGAAATCAAGTTTCACGCCGTTTAAACGAGTTATTAAAGCTAGGTTTAATAGAGTTGACAGGTAATAAAGTCAAGTCAGATTCAGGGCTGAATGAGCGTGAATGGAGGGCGGTCTAATGTGGGATGTACTCGTGACTTTTATGCTGATGATGTTTGGTGCGTTTGTCGTGATTGCCTTTGGTGCAATCCTCATTGGTGCGCTTTATTTCCTACAAAACGAGGCTGACAATGAATAAATTGATCGGTATAGATGATACCATTAAGAACCATGTTCCCATTGGAAGCATTGAGTTGAAGTTGGCTGTGGCAAGGGCAGAGGGCTACGCCATTCGGGTTGAAGAAACAAGGTATCACCACGTTGTTGATGGGATAGTTGTTACCAGCGTAGATGAGAGCAAGCCAAAATACTATTTCTTCAACGACCGCCCTCTACCTTTGCTTGACCCATACCGCATTGCAATGGAGTTTTATTTGAAGGAGAGGCTATGAATGAAGAAGATGAAGCATTCAGCGACATTGAACGACAAGCCAAACAACGCCAAGAGTCTGTCAAAGCAAACTTTCTAAGACCCAAGTCTGCACAGGAGTTCTATGACGAACTACGCAATAACGTAATTGAAGAAGTTGCTAGAGAGGTTAGGAAGCTAACTTCTTTTGGTAAAGACACAATAGACAGCTTGGCTGTTTACATTGAAGGGATGAAGAAATGACACAAAATAAAAGCCAAGAGCCTGTGAGTGATGACATTGCATCCATCCTTGCGTGTAGAGATATGTTAGATGCACAACCAGTGCCACCACGGCGCACAGAGCAAGAGCCTGTGGTGTTACCTTGTTGCGGATACACAGATGCAAGTGCAGTGAAGTGGAATCCGTTTAACGGCGTTGTGCAATGCCACAACTGTGGGCAGTGCTATACCACCCCACCACAGCGCACATGGGTAGGGCTGACGGATGAGGAAATATCTATGTTTAGTATGTGGCTAGACAGTAAACCAGATGCTACTGTTTTTACAGCCATTGAAGCTAGATTAAAGGAACTCAACACATGACCAAAGCACAGCAAGTATTTGAAGCAATGATGCGATCAAAGGGTCACACAGACTTAAGCAAAACAAAAGACAGATACAACGTACCCGCCTTGCAAACCCGATGGAACTACTTTTTAATGGGGTGGGAAATGAGGAGTGTGTTATGACATTCAGACAGTCAACAATTAAATACTTTAAAGACATAATGAGAGCAAGAACTATCCATGAGGTAATTGCTAAAGAACTGCAAGAGGCACATCTACGTAAACTAGAGGCAGAAACTGCCACTGAGTATTCTCGTGCCGCTATCCAATACAACGATGCAAGAATTGCTAGACTTCAGAAACGACTTTTAGAACATACCCAAGAGGGCGATTACACATGAACAAAACAAAGAATGACTTTGATTGGCGAGGACAACCTAGTATTTGGACAACAGATAAGAAACTCAAGCAAATAACAGCGGGTCATATTCTTGGTAAAAACGCAAGAGAACGCATTGCACTGACAGAAAAGAAAGAATTTACAATCTATTCAAGGGCTAAATTAAAGAATGATTCGTAAGATAAGAACCTTTTACGGCAGACGTAATGGTCAACATGGAAACAAAGTTACCACCATTGACCGAGGTGAAGCATGGCTATGTGAGAAGTGCGGGGAGGTGATCTTCTTTGAACACCTTGTCCCCAAACACTTCTGCAAGCGTCAGATT